CTGCTGATGCAGGGCTCTCGCGGCTTCCAGACGACGGGCACGGCCCCATCGGACCGCTATCTGGCCATGCAGGGCGAGACCGCTGACTTCCGCGGCGCTGCCGAGTACCCGACGAACGCAACCAAGCTGTTCCAGAACATCGACTCGACGCCGATGCTGGCCGGGACGTGGTACGACGTCCGCATCCGTGTCGACGTGAGCGGCGAGCAGGGCGTCTATCAGGCATGGCGGCGCGTGCGTGGCAGTTCCACATGGAACCTGGTTGCCGACTGGCGGGGTGGTGTAACGCCGAACTTCGTATGGCCGATCCCGCTTGCTCAACGCCGCGGCTTCGAGCTGCTGCGCCTGCCGACGACCAGCAACGGTCCGGGGAACTCGACGTTCAAGCTCGACGACTTCGTGATCGGCCGGTCGGCGGCCGAGCTGCCGAACTGACATGAAGCTTCGCGCCTTACTCGGGAGCCTGTTCAGCCTGATACTGCTGGTGGTGGTGGCGTCAGACGCCTCCATCGTCGTGCAGTCGGGTGCGCGGTACTTCGCGGGAACGTCGTCGTCCTTCTCGTACACGCCGACCCACTACGTCGACGATTATGCGGCGGTCAGCGGGGCAACGAGCGACGGCGAGGATCGGGGCGCGACTGCGTGGTCGAACGCGACAAGCCCCTCGACCCCGACGACCATCGGCACGGCGATGGCGCGGGCAACGGCCGGCAATGTCGTTCGCGTGGCACCCGGCACGTACTCTGTCACGCCAATTGACAGCCGTTGGTCGCCGTCCCTCAGTGTCGCGAACAGCGGCACGAGCGGCAGCCCGATCATCTTCTATGCGCAGTACCCCGGCGCATACAACGAGGGCAGCACGTCGCTGTACTCGGAGATCCGCTCGAACAATTCGGCGATCCGTGGCGCAGTGCTCGGGGTGGTGGGCGGGCAGGATTACATCTACTTCGACGGGTTCGTCATCGACCAGACGTATACCCCGCCGCGCCCCTCGAATGGGACGGTGGTGCTTGGCTTCAGCGAGTCGACGGGCGTGCAGATCCGGCGCTTCCTGTTCCTGAATGAGGAGCAGCCGAGCGGGGACAATTACCCGTCGATCTACATGGAGGGCGTCACCAGCCCCAGGGTCGTCGACTCCCGCTTCCGCGGTGGCAACACGGGCGGCGAGGGCGACTGCGTCACCATGTACGGGGTCTATGACTTCGTCCTCGAGCACAATGAGCTGATCGACGTGCGGATGGGGATGTACGCGAAGGGCTCTGCGGCCAGCGGCACCCGGCGCAACTATGGGGTGATGCGGTTCAACTACGCGTCTGGCGTGACGGACAAGGTCTGGTTCGCGTCGGTCGTGGATACATCGAACGGCGTCAACATCTACCAGAATCTTGGCGTCGGCAACTCGCAGAACTTCCGTGGCGACCCGGCCGGCGAGGGCCCGTCCGAGGTCCACGTCTACAACAACACCTTCGTCGATACCATTTCGAGCGGAAATGCCCACGATGCCGTGATCTGGATGGAAGGCTCTGTGTCCTCGACGGGCAATGAGTTCTACAACAACATCGTCGCCAACACGAGCGCATCGTCGACGGTCAACCTGCATACGGTTCAGGTGGCAAGCCCTTCCACGGCCTTCGCGATCATCGATTACAACAACTACTACAACGCCGGGAGCACGCTGTACTTCAGCGACAACCAGGACAACGACACGTCGGGGAGCTGGATGCAGTTGACCGCCTGGCGGACGCATACCGGCGACGAGACAAACTCGATCACGACCGACCCCAGCTTCGTGAACGCGGCGGGCGGCAACTACCGGCTGAACACCGGGTCGGCTGCGCGCACTGCAGGCAATACGGGCGGCGTGATCGGTGCCTTCATTACTGGCAACGAGGAGATGGGGTTGCGCGCCTCGCCGACCTACTGACATGAAGAAGCTTTTCGCATTCTTGCTCTTCCTGGTCGTATGGGTTCCGTCTGCCCAAGCCGCGTTTGTCGCTGCAGCGCATTACGACAACGTATCGTCGTCGAGCGGTGTCGTTACCAAGCCGACCGGCACGGCCGACAACGACATCATGTTCACGCTCATCAAGCGGATCGGGACGACCGATCCAAATAGCGTGCCTTCCGGCTGGACACTGGTCACGACTCGCAGGGATCTCGCAGGCGGCTCGTCGTTCTGGCTGTACTGGAAGCTCGCATCCAGTGAGGGCACCGATTACACATGGGGCTTCGCGGCGGCGGCTCGACTCGGGATTACGGTCTACACCTACCGTGGCGGGTTCGACACTGCGGACCCGATTGATGTGGTCTCGGATACGGCCTACATCACATCGAACACGACGGTCCAGGCGGCCACGATGACGGTGACGGCGGCGAACTCGGTGCTGCTGTTCTTTGGAGGCATCAACCAAAGCAGTTCTATCACGTTCACCGCGCCCACGGTGCCCACGACTTTCACCGAGGACGTCGACCAGTACAGTGACCAATCCCGATTCGGCCGGACGGTGGCCAGTGTCGTCTGGACCGGCTCGGGTGCGACCGGATCGATGGATGCGACGGCATCTGGGACGACGGTGGACAAGCACGCATTCGCGGTTGCGCTCAATCCTTCTGCTGGATCAAGCAGCGGCCTATTACTTCGTCGGCGTAGAGGTTGAACATGAAAAAGCTATCCCTTCTCCTGCTGACGCTGCTGGCGTTCGGCGCGCAAGCGGAGGTTTTCCAGCGGCCTCGCGGCATCGCCACGACGCTCGACTTCAAGCTCTACAACGCCGACGGCACGCTCGACGTTGACGAGGCGGACGGCGGGACTGAGGTCTCGGTCTCCTGTGACGAAGGGGCCGAAACGACCGCGACCAACGACTTTGCCGACGAGGGCACGTTCTACAGCATCGCCCTGACGGCCGCCGAGATGGAGTGCGACCGGGTTGTGGTGGTGGTCGCCGCCACGACGACGGAAGTGTTCTTCGTCAATACCACGGCGCCGGGTGTCCTGACGGCAGGCACGGCGCAGTCGGCCACTGCGACCACGATTGTCCTCGACTCGTCCGTAGCCTATGCCGATGACGAGCTGATCGGCGCGACGGTGGTGCTGCTCGGTGGGACTGGCAAGGGTCAGGCCCGTACAATCACGGACTACGTCGGCGCGACGGATACGGCCACGGTCGCCACATGGACCACGACCCCGTCCGGGACGATCACCTATGAGATCCACGGCACGGCGGCGGGGTCCGGCAGCGTGAGCATCGCGTCCGGCGGCATTACTTCAGCCAGCTTTGCGGCGGGTGCGATTGACGCGGCGGCCATCGCGGCGGATGCCATTGGGGCGTCCGAAATCGCGGCCGATGCGATTGGAGCGTCAGAGGTGGCAGCGAACGCCATCGGGGCGGCTGAAGTGGCAGACGCCACCATTGATGCAGCGACCTTCGCGGCCGGTGCCGTTGATGCAGCAGCCATCGCTACGGATGCCATCGGCGCGGCTGAGATTGCGGCAGACGCTATCGGTGCATCGGAACTGGCGGCCAATGCCATCGGCGCCAGCGAGATCGCTGACAACGCCATCGACGCGGCCTCCACGGCGGCGGACTTCTCGACTGAAGTGCAGGATGCGGACGTTGAATCTGTCAACGGCGTGACCATTCTCGGAGACGGCAACGTGACGCCCTTCGGTGTGACTCCGTGATAAAGCGCCTCGCCGTCATCCTCGGGCTGCTGTCATGGGTTCCGGCCCATGCCAGCCTTGAGGTCGATGGCGTCTGGAACGCGGGCGTATGGGCAACGACTGTCTGGGCGGATGGCGTCTGGTACGAAGGCGCTGCCCCCTCTGGTGATCCGGTGCCGGATGTCGTGGGTCTCTCGCAGGCGGCAGCGACTACATCAATCACGACGGCAGGCTTCGTTCTGGGTACGGTCGGCACGGCCTGTTCGGCTGCCACGGCCGGCAACGTCATCAGCCAGGCACCCCCTGCGGGCACCTTGGCGACGGCGGGTTCTGCGGTAGACATCACGACCAGCACGGGCGTTGCTTGTGTGGGCTCCGGTGGCCGATTGAAACTAAAGCTTGAACTGAGGTTGTAGCCATGAAGATGCTGAAGATCCTGCTTGTCGGCCTGCTTCTTGCGGCCACAGCCAATGCTGCCGTGGAGGACCTGGGCACTCATGTCCGCTACTACGGGACGGGCGCCAATGACAACGACGTGCTGTTCACCACGGGCGACATCTCGAGGTACGACGCCTGCACGATCATGTCCACGACCGGGGCTGTGGATGTGTTTGTATCCCTGGACGGTACGAACTACGCGACAGCGGCACTGTCACTGCAGGACATGGGCTCGACCGCGACGACTCCGGTGGTCGTGACAAGCGCATTGCGCGTGTATGGCTTTGTCGTCAAGGCTCGCAACATCAAGGTACTGCAGAACGGTGCGACCGGCGCCGCTGCCTCGATGAACTGCTGGAAGCTGTAGATGCGAGGCCAGGTTGTCCAATGGAAGGGCGACAACACGGCTGAAGTCGAGCGGATGCTGGCCGGCCACTTAGTTCGGGCCGACAAGGAAGGCGACCTTCTCAAGCTCACGGGCCTTGGGATCAGCACCGAGCTCAAGCCCGGGGACAGCGTGATCCTCGAGCGCGACCGCCTTGGCATTCGCAGGGCGCACGACCTGACGCGCCGAACTAAGGAAACATGGGTCACTTGGCAGGGCAACAACCTCGACAAGTGCAAGGAATTCCTCAAGGCGTACAAGGTTCGATTCGAGGTCCAGGGCAACAAGCTTGGCCTCTTCGGCGACGAATCCCCCCTGCCGTGGTTCATCCTCAAGCCGGGCGATCGGCTGGTGAAGCGGGGCGGGGAGATCGTCATCAGCGTCGAGGGACGCGATCACCGGGCAGACTGAACGGAGACAGACGTGGGAAAGAAGGCGCAGGAGACTTCGCCTAAGACAAGGAAACTCACCGCAAAGCAGCAGCGATTCGTTGAGGAATACCTTGTCGACCTGAATGCCAAGCAGGCTGCCATTCGCGCCAGCTACAGCGCAAAGACCGCAGAGCAGCAAGGGTATCAGTTACTTCAGCATCCTTTAGTTGGCGAGGCCATCAAGACGGCGCTCGCGAAGCGCTCCGAGCGGACCGAGATCAACGCCGATTGGCTACTCAAGCGGCTGGCTGATGAAGTCGAGGCTGACGTTGCGGATCTGTACGACGGGAACGGCTCGCTGCTCCCGGTGCTGTCATGGCCGAAGGTGTGGCGGAAGGGATTGGTCGCAGGACTTGAGACCTCAATCGAGTACGAGGAAGTGAACGGCGTGAAGCGGGCTGCAGGCAGTGTGAACAAGATCAAGCTGTCGGACCGGCTTCGCAGGCTCGAGCTGATCGGCAAGCACATTGCGGTCGGTGCCTTCGCCGACAAGGTGGAGCATACCGGCAAAGGCGGCGGGCCGATCGAGACCAAGGATCTTGGAGCCGAAGAGATCGCCAGGCGCATTGCCTTCGCGCTTGCGGCTGGGATGCAGGCCGGGAAGCCGGCCTGATGGCGTCCGCATACGACGAGCACATTCGGGCGAAGAAGCGCGGCTTCACTTCCCATGCGGCTGGCGCTGCGCCTGTGCAGATCACCAAGCCATCGGGGCTGCAGGTTTCGAGTGGCGGCGTTCCAGGGCCGACTGGACCTACCGGCCCGACCGGGCCCACCGGACCGACAGGGCCTGCTGGAAGTGCGGGCGCAGACGGTGCTGATGGAGCGGATGGGGCAGACGGGCAGGGCGTGCCAGTCGCCGGATCGACCGGGCAACTGCTCGCCAAGAACAGCAGCACCGACTTCGATACCGAGTGGATTGACCCTTACCTGATTATCGAGCCTCGGACCAGCGACCCGGGGACACCGGCGAACGGACAAATTTGGCTACGCACGGATCTATAGGAAGCATTCATGGCTGGATTTTTCTCGGCTTCGACGTTCAGGGAGGTAGGCAATGCGGCCACCACGCAGAACCTGCTGACCATCGAGAACATCGACGCGACCAAGCTGGTGTGGATTCGCCGCATCACCGTGCAGATGGACACGACCGCTGTTCTGACGGCAGTCTCTCCGCTGATCAAGACATCGCGCACGACCGGCGTTCCGACTGGCGGCACGACGCTGTCGAAGGGCTTGTTCAATACAGCGAACTCGTCGAACGCCAACACGATCGTTCGCGGCTCGACGGCCTCTGACGGCGGCGCGAACAGCGGGCCAACGGCAACCCCGAGCACTGTGGTTTGGGAACAGTTCGGCACTCGCATTCATACTGCGGTCGGCCAAGTGCTTGCCCCGGATATGTCCTGCCTGCCGATCATCGTGGACCTCCAGGACTTCGTGTTGCGACAGAATGAAGCGCTGCTGGTTCACATTGTCGCGGCGATCGGTACGTCGAACCCTGCAACGAACCACTACGCTGTCAATGTCTGCTGGGAAGAAGACTGACAGATGGCCGTCTCTTTCCGGGGAACTTGCGCGACGCTGAGCGTATTAGGCAACGACGCCACCGCTCAGAACCTGTTCGTGATAGAGAACGGCATCGCCTCGCGCGTGAATATCATTGTGCGACGGCTGACCTTTGGGGCGGACTCTCTCGTTGCTCTGGCGTCTGTCATGAATGTGCTGAAGACATGCCGCGCGACTGGCGTCAGCGGCGGGTTGATTCTTGAGAAGGGAAAGTTCCTCGGAAGCCAGACCAGCGACCCGGCTGTCGTGTTCCGTGCCCCGGCAAACGAAACAGCGCCGATCACTGCGACGGCGGGGGATACGCTCTGGACGCAGTTCGCAAGTCGAAGGCACACGGCTGTTGAACAGCAATTGCCTGAAGACGATGGCGAGCGCGTAAAGACGCGCAATCTGCTCCCGTTCATGACGGACGGTATTGCGGACTTGACTGTTCGGCCTGGCGAAGCGCTGCTCGTTCGTGTAGTGGCCGCAACGGCAGCCAGCAACGCGCAGAACTCCATGCAGTACGCCCTCCGGTGCTCGTGGGATGAGGACGAGATCGCGACGTTTGCCATCTCTGGAACGGTCACGCTGTCCGGCTCCCCGGTCTCTGGCGCGATTGTCACGGTGATTGAGGCGGACGACATCAGCATGACCAATGCCGTCCTGCGGCAGACCATAACCACGGGCGCTGGCGGCACCTGGGCATCGAGCATCCGCACCGGCAAGGTCGGCGCAGCGTTTGTGCAGTACGAGAGCGGCGGGACGTACTACACCGCGCCCGGAAGCCCGTACTTGCAGCAGTGATTTACACGCCGCCCGCACTGACGGCGGTCGACTTCGCGCTGTCGGCTCACACGCCGGCTGATACGACGCCAGCGACGCAGGCCTTGGCGAGCTACACGCCACCCGCGCTGGCCGCGGTGAATTTCGCGCTGATCTCATTCAGCCCGCCGACGTACATGAATGTCGGATGGGAGCTACTGCCGGACGAGAGTTTCCCGACTCAGTATGCCGGCCTCCGGTACTTCAACGGCAGCGTGAAGCAACTGGCACTGGTGGCGCTGGCCGATGCCCCGTCCGGCATGGGCGCGGTCTGGCGCATTCGCAAGAACGGCACCGATTACGCGGTGTACCTGGTCGAGACCAGCGATCCGAATGCCAGCGAGATCAGGCTACGGACCAGCGCAGGAACGAAGGCCGCAAGATTGATGACGTAACCCAGGCCCCGGGCGATAGGGGCACAGCAGCCGACAGGACGCGGCACAAGCAGCGGGCAACCGCACAAGCAGTTTCACTACTGAGGGCATTTACATGGGCGTTTCAATTCTCACGTCGCTGCACGGGCGACTTCTCGGCCTCGATAGTGGTGGTCGACTGGTCACTCCGAAGGGCATTGTCACGGCCGACGGCATGACCCCTGGCGCGGGCGTCAGTGGCACGGGTGGTGCGTATCGCAGCGTGATCACCAAGGAAGATGGGATCATCAAGACGCAGATCTACATCGATCTGACGGGCTTGGCATCTTCCACGACCGACCTGGACATCATTGGCGTCGGCGCAAGCGCGGCGTACATCGGGCGGCATACGGTTGCGCAGAACGGCATCCTGTTTGCCGGCCGGATGATCTGCCTTGAGCTCCCCGCAACCGGTGTCACGGACATCGACCTGTATGCCGCCACGGAGGCAACGGGTGTGTTTGACGCCGGTATCGCAACGCTGGCGGAAACGGCACTGCTGACGAAAGGCGGCGCGTGGGCTGCGCGCACGGTGTCGGCGCTCACGGCTCTGCCTGCAGCCGATCAGTATATGTACCTGACGTGCGGCGCTGCTGGCACGGTCGGCACGTACACGGCCGGTCAGTTCCTGATCGAGCTCGAAGGCTACGAGGCGCAGACCTAAGATGGATCTCGCGGAGGTCCTGGCGGTATATGAAGGGCTGCCAGGGCCTCAGCGGGAGCAGTTGAAGCAGGATGCTTTAGCTGCCACGGCGGGGATGACGTTCGTTCCTCTGCCGGGACCGCAGACGGATGCGTACCTGAGCCCGGCAGATGTGCTGCTGTATGGCGGCCAGGCGGGTGGCGGCAAGTCGGCGCTTCTGATGGGGCTGGCATCCCAAGAGCACAAGCGGTCGATCATTTTCCGGCGAGAGGCCAGCCAGACGGACGGACTGGAAGAGACTGGCAAGCAGATCATTGGGAGCGCTGCGCGGTACAACAGCGTCGATCTTGAGTGGTCATTCCCTGATGGCCGATCGGTGAAACTGGCCGGCATGAAAGAGCCGGATGCGTGGAACAAGCACGCCGGCCGCGAGCGCGACTTGCTGGGTTTCGATGAGGCCGGCGAATTCCTAGAGCAGCAGGTTTCGTCCTTGATGGCGTGGAACCGCGGCCCGACCGGGCAACGGTGCCGGATCGTGCTGGCATCCAACCCGCCCAGAACCGCTGACGGCGCGTGGATGATCGAGTGGTTTGCACCTTGGCTGGACGAGAACTATCCGAACCGGGCGGCGCCTGGCGAGCTCCGCTACGCAATCATGCTGCGGGGCAAGCCGGTATGGCAGGACGGCCCGGGTGAGGTTGTGATCGATGGCGAGTCCTACCGGCCGCTGTCGTTCACGTTCATCCCTGCGGCGCTGAAAGACAACCCATTCCGGGATACCCCGGAGTACCGGGCGAAGCTGAATTCCCTCCCCGAGCCGCTGCGGTCGCAGTTGCTCAAAGGTCTGTTCGCGCTAGGTGGCGAGGACGATCCGTGGCAGGTAATGCCAACGGCATGGGTTCAGGCGGCAATGGCTCGCTGGACGCCGGATCCTCCGCGCGGCATCCCGATGTGTTCCATCGGTGCCGACGTTGCCCAGGGTGGGGCGGATAACACGGTGCTGGCCATCCGGCACGACGGCTGGTACGCGCCGATGGTCGTGGTTCCTGGGGTGCAGACGCCGGGCGGGACGGATGTTGCCGGCTTGGTCATTGCCAAGCGCCGCGATGGGGCGATGGTGGTCATTGACATCGGTGGCGGCTGGGGCGGCGAAGCCTTTGCTCACATTCGCGAGCAGGGGCTTGATTGCGTTGGGTACATGGGCGTGAAGCCTTCGCTGGCGCGCAGCAGCGACAAGCAGCTCAAGTTCTTCAACGTGCGTTCGCAAGCGTACTGGCAGTTCCGCGAGGCATTGAACCCTGACCAGCCAGGTGGATCCGCCATTGCCCTGCCGAATGACCGCGAGTTGCTGGCAGACCTGTGCGCGCCGCGGTTCAACGTGGTCAAGATGGGGCACGGCGGCAGCATCAAGATCACGCCAAAGGAAGAGGTCAAGGACATGCTTGGCCGCTCTCCCGACAAGGGCGACGCGGTGATCATGGCCTGGTACTCGGGTGCCAAGGCGGCGACCAACGGCAAGCAGTGGAATCTCGAGCAGGGTGGGCGCAAGCGCATCCCGACTGTCAACTATGGTCCGCGCAGGCCAAGCGGAGTGAGGAAAAGAGCATGACCGGAATCGTCAAGACAGTGCAGAAGATCATCCCCAAGGAACTTGATCCGCTGCGCAAGTACGGGAACAAGCTGACGGGAATCAACCAGCCCAAGAAGGTTCCTCCCAAGGCGCCCGTGATCCCCATGCCGGACGAGCAGGCGTTGGCAGCGCAAGCCAAGAAGCGGCCTCCGCGTTCTGGCCGGGCCTCGACTGTGCTGTCTGATGACGATCGTCTCGGTCCTTGAGACCAGCATGACCGACCTGAAGCAGATCATCCGCCAGGGCGACGAGCTGTTCAGCAAGCGCAGTTCCCTGCTGTCGCTTTGGCAGGACATCGGCGAGCAGTTCTATGTCGAGCGGGCAGACTTCACCGTCAATCGAACGCTCGGCGAGGACTTCGCAAGCCACCTGACATCCAGCTACCCGATCATCGTGCGTCGCGAGCTGGGCGATGCGATCTCCGGAATGCTGCGTCCTCGTGGCCAGCAGTGGATGGCGATTTCCATCGACCGCGAGGACCGGCTGGACAATGCCGGCCGCAAATGGCTTGAGCGGGCGACCAAGATCCAGCTTCGGGCAATGTACGACAGGGCGACGCAGTTCGTGCGCGCAACTAAGGAAGGCGATCACGATTTCGCGTCCTTCGGCCAGTGCGTCATCAGCAAGCAGGTTCAGTGGGACAAGCAAGCGTTGCTCTATCGCTGCTGGCACCTGCGGGACGTGGCATGGTGCGAAAACTCGTCCGGCATGATCGACGAGGTTCACCGCAATTGGGAACCGACCATGCGGGTGATCGAGCAGACGTTTGGGACCAAGCAGCTTCATCCGTCCATGCTGCGGGCGATGAAGAAGGATCCATACAAGACGGCCAAGTGCCGGCATGTGGTGATGCCTGCGGAGTACGGCAGCAAGTCTTACCGCACCCCTTACGTTTCGATGTGGCTGGACCTTGAGAACAATCACGTCATCCGAGAGGAAGGCGCGAACGACCTGATCTACTGCATCCCCCGCTGGGTGACGGTCTCCGGGTCGCAGTACGCCTATTCCCCTGCCACGGTGGCGGGCCTTCCCGATGCCCGGCTGATCCAGGCCATGACGCTGACGCTGTTGGAAGCGGGCGAGATGGCGGTCCGTCCTCCGCTGATTGCGACCAAGGATGCGATCCGCGACGACATCGCGTTGTATGCGGGCGGCATTACTTGGGCGGATGCTGAGTACGACGAGCGGCTGGGCGAAGTCCTGCGGCCGGTGTTCCAGGACAAGAGCGGCCTTCCCTTCGGCGTCGAGATCGAGCAGGACCGCAGGCAGATGTTGGCCACGGCGTTCTACCTCAACAAGCTGAACCTTCCCCCTGCCGATCGCGAGATGACTGCATTCGAGACTGGCCAGCGCATTCAGGAGTACATCCGCAATGCCTTGCCGCTGTTCGAGCCGATGGAGACGGACTACAACGGCAACCTGTGCGAGATGACGTTCAATGACCTGATGCGCGTTGGCGCCTTCGGCCCGGCCAAGGACATTCCGCAAAGCCTGCGCGGCGAGTCGGTGCAGTTCAAGTTCGAGAGCCCCTTGCACCAAGCGATCGAGCGCCAGAAGGGCACGAAGTTCATGGAAGCCAAGGGCCTTGTTCTCGAGGCGGCCCAACTGGATCCGGGCTCTGTCACGACGGTCATATGGCGCGATGCACTGCGCGATGCGCTGAACGGCATCGGCATCGAAGCCAAGTGGCTGCGCGACGAGGAAGAGGTCGAGCAGAAGGCGGCCGAGCTCGAGCAGGCGCAGCAGGCGCAGGCCATGATGGCGCAACTGCAGCAAGGCGCTGAAGCGGGCGAACAGGTAGGCAAGGCCGGTAAGGCGCTGGCCGAGGTCGCATGAAAAAGCCCCGGCATGAGCCTTGGATTCCCCCCGAGTACGAGACGGCTGACGCTGCGGCTATCCGCTCCCTGAGAGACGGCACGGCCACCCCTGAGCAGCAGAAGCGGGCACTGGCCTACATCGTCAACACCTTGGCCGCGACTTACGACCTGTCCTATCGGCCGACCAGTGACCGGGATACGGCATTTGCCGAGGGTCGCCGGTTCGTGGGCCTGCAGTGCGTGAAGCTGATGAATCTGAATCTGGCGCTGATCAAGCAGAAGCTTGAGAAGGCCGGCGATTGA